ATCCGCAACAACAACCCCGGTAACCTGAACTATGCGGGCCAGGTTGGCGCCACGAAAGAAGCGGGCCCTGGCGGGCGGTTTGCGGTCTTCCAGTCTATGGACGAAGGCTTGCGGGCACTCGCCGGGCAGCTGCAGCGCTACGGCGCGCAGGGCTTTGACACTATCCGCAAGATCATTACCAAGTACGCCCCCGCCAGTGACAATAACAACACCGAAGCCTACATACAGTCTCTGGGCAAGCAACTGGGTATCGGTGCCGAATCGCACCTCGACCTAAAAAACGCGGAAGTAATAAAGGCGTTGATCCAAAGCATCACGAAGGTGGAGGTAGGCGCGGGCAAGATCAGCGGTGCCCAGATCGATCATGCGTTGAACATCGGCGCGCACGCGGCCCTTATCTCGAACCAAGCGACCACGACAAGCAATAACCAGTCCTCAAATAGCAATCAGGTGGAAACGCACATCAACGGGCCGATCAACATCAACGGCTCACAGGCCAAGACCGGGGGCGACGTGGCCAGCTTGATCGGCGACAAGATCAACACGTATGCGTTTGCCTCAATGGCAAATATGGGATTGTCATGAGCAACCCTTCTTACCCTGACGTACCCTTCGCGCCCGGCGTGCCGGCCGTGCTGCGCCAGGTCGCGGCTACCGGTATCGCTAACAGCGTGGCCAACGTTGCGATCGGTGCCGCGCAGCAGCCGGCCAACGGTATTATCAGCAACGCCCAGAACTCGATCACCGGCCTGATTAACAGCGCTTTCGGTACACCGCCTGGCGCGCTGTTCGGGGACTCCAGCGACGTCACCAGCGTGGCCATGTCCGGGGTCGGGCAATGGGGCCTGTTCGACCAAGACAATAGCCAGGTGCTGGTGCCCGATTCGTTCAAGTCGCTATCTTATAAGCAGGACTGGCGTATAGCGAACTACCCCATGGAACAAGGCGCTTTCCAGACGTATAACAAGGTGCAAACACCATTCGAGGTGGGCGTCGTGTTCGTTAAGGGCGGCTCCGATGGCGACCGCACCGGGTTCCTCAATGACTTGGATACAGTGGCCAATTCGATCGATCTGTACAACGTTGTCACGCCCGAGTACACGTACCTGAATGTGTCAATTCAGCACTACGACTATCAGCGCACGGCAACAAATGGTTTAAAACTGATTACTTTTGATATTTCATTGCTTGAAATTCGGGTAGCGCCGTCATCTTCTTTCACGAATACGGCGTCGGCAAGCGGCACTGATACCGTCAACGGCGGCATCGTGCAGCCGGTTGCCGCGACCCCGACACAGCAGGCGCAAGCCGCACTGGTGCAATAATGCAGATCATCCCTTTGCAGGCGGTCCCGTCCCAGAACATCGTCATCCAACTGGGCGGCCAGAACTGCTCTATCAACGTATATCAAAACGCTTACGGGCTTTTCTGCGATCTATACGTGTCCAACGCCCTGGTCATCGGTGGTGTCGTCTGCCAAAACCTGAACCGCATTGTGCGCGATCTCTACCTGGGATTTATCGGCGACCTGTGCTTTCAGGACACGCAGGGCGCACTTGATCCGGTCTATACCGGACTCGGTACGGGCGGGCGCTATCTGTTCTGCTACTTGCAGACTTCAGACTTGGCGCCGGGGGAAGGTTGATGCCCTATACCGAAAAGCTGATCACGCTCACATTCCAACTTGGTCAAGGCCAGTTCGGCGATACGGGCAGTAACACGGTTACCTTGTCCGGTTTGCGCGTCTCTGCCAAGATCACGAAGACAGGCGGCGAGGGGATCTGCGAATGTCAGTTGCGCATTTTCGGGATGCTACCTACCGAATACAACTCACTGACCCAGATCTATAACGTGCAGGCTGGCGTACAGAAAAACATCGTCACGGTGCAGGCTGGGGACGCGGAAACGGGTATGTCGACCGTCTTCGTCGGCCAGATCCTGGTCGCGCAGATCGATCTGAACAGCCAGCCCGATAGCGTGATGAACGTCATTGCTCAGACGGCGTATCTGCAATCGCTGCAACCGATCCAGCCAGTGAGCTATCCGAAGGGTACGACCGTTGTCGCGGCGATGCAAAATATTGCTTCATTGATGGGCCTGCAGTTCGAGCCTAACAACGTTACCGCCGTGCTGCCGCCGTTCTCGTTCTCGGGTACTGCGCGCGCACAAGCGGTCAAGATCTTGGAAGCGGCGCCCGGCGTGCAGTGGAATAGCGGCGACCAGGGGGTGCTGGCGATCTGGAACCGGAATACCGCGCGCTCCGATGTGTCGGCCGTGCCCGTCATTTCGCACCTGACGAACATGATCGGTTACCCCTCATTTTCCAACATGGGGATCGGGATCAAATGCACCTACAATCCCGACGTCCAATACTTCGGGAAAATTCAGGTGGTCAGCAGCTTGCAGGTTGCCAATCTAAATGCCGTCTGGACAGTTTACGGACTAACCCATACACTAGAAAGCAACATGCCAGAAGGCAATTGGATGACCGAGATTCAAGCCCAAAACTACGACGCGCTATGACGACAGAACAAGCATATCTAGGCAATCAGCCGATCGAGACTTTCGGATCGGCTTTTAACGCCCAGATATTCTTGATCCGCTCCATTCAGGCCGGTGTGCACACGGCGTCCCTGGTCAAAGTCCTATCGTGCACTAATGACGGCGGTCTATCTCCTTTCGGCTTTGTGGATCTGCAGCCATTGGTAAATCAGGTCGACGGCTTCGGCAATCCGGTACCGCAGCCTGTTATTCATGGCTGCCCCTATTTCAGACTGCAGGGCGGTGCCGATGCCATCATCATGGACCCTAAAGTCGGGGATCAGGGTATTGCCGTATTTGCGGAGCGGGATATCACCCGCGTGGTGGCTAACGCAAACGCCGGGCAGCCCGGCGCGGCTAACCCAGGCAGCGGGCGCAAGTTTGATCTATCGGACGGCCTCTATATTGGCGGTCTGCTCAACGGCATCCCGACCCAATACATTCAATTCAACAGCTCGGGCATTTCCATTGTGACGCCAAATGACGTCGTGGTCACCGCAGGGGGTAACGCTACCGTGACAGCGGAAGGCGATATCTCGGCGACCGCAACAACAGGCGACATTACCGTCACAGCGACAGCGGGCGATATCACGGCGAACGCTGGCGGCGATATCACGGCAACGGCGGCGACAACGGCTAGCGTGACAGCACCAACCATCACCCTGAACGGCCCGACAGTGGTCAATGGCTCCCTGAATGTGACGGGTATCGCGCACATGAGCGGCGTTTTAAACGTGGCGGGTGCCGCAAACCTGAATGGCGGGTCTGCTGTGGCGGGTGCTCTGACCAACAATGGCCAAGACGTCGGTAGCGCGCATGCACACCCAGTTTCGGGCGTGCAATCTGGCGGCAGCACCGTCGAATCGGGCCCTCCGAATACCTAAGCCATGGCTAATACTCTCTTACTTGATCGCAGCAGCTGGGGCCTGTGCGTTGACGCTGCGGGCAATATCGCCATGGCTACCGGCCCCTACGCGCTGGCCCAGGATGCCGCCAGCGCGATTAAGCTTTTCAAGGGCGAGTATTGGTATAATCTTGCATTAGGGATACCTTATTTTCAAGAGATACTGGGCTACCATCCCCCAGTCAATTTATTGAAGACCCAGTTTCAAAATGCGGCCTTGACAGTGCCTGGCGTGGCGAGCGCGGTTGTTTATTTTTCCTCGATCACGAACGGGCAGGTGTCCGGCCAGGTGCAGATCACCGATTCAGCGGGTAATACCGGGATTGCGAACTTCTAATGACAACCACGAATGTCCCCGCAGTATCGTTAGGTCCGAACGGGTATATCGCGCCGTCAGAATCCGCTATTTTGACGGGGGTTTCCGAAGATATCAACACCGCTTTCGGCGGCGGCCTGAATTTTGGCACCACGACGGCAGGCACGGTCGCCCCGCCCCAGGTCCAGCTATCGGTTACTGAAACGGCGATCATCGGCAATACGAACGCTTTGTTGCTGTCTATCTTCAACGGCATCGATCCGGCCTACGCCGCTGGCCGGATGCAGGACGCGATCGGACGTATCTACTTTATGACCCGCATTCCGGCGTCGTCTACCGTCGTGCAATGCACTTGCACCGGGTTGCCGGGTACAGTTATCGCAGTCAACGCGCTGGCCGTTGACGCGGCGGGCAACGTCTATTCCTGCACCGAAAGCGGCACGATCCCGAGCGGCGGTAGTATCGTGTTGCCTTTCGCCAATAACGTGCAAGGCCCTATTGCGTGTCCGGCCAACACGTTGACGACGATCTATCAGTCGATCAATGGTTGGGACACGATCAACAACGTGTCAGCTGGTGTTGAAGGCAACAACGTCGAGTCCAGGTATCAGTTCGAGCAGCGCCGCATTAACTCCGTGGCCGCAAACTCGCTCAATACCACGCAATCGACACTTGGCGCCGTGCTCGCGGTGCCCAATGTGGTCGGCGCTTACGTACAGGACAATTTCAACAAGTATCCAATTGCCGTCAATCCGGCGTCTACGGTCACGGCGTCGATATCCGGCACGTCGATGACGGTATCTGCCGTGTTGACGGGTACGGTAGCCATTGGCCAGACGGTGAGCGGTCCCGGCGTGTCTGCGGGCACGACGATCACGGCGGGCTCTAGCAGCCCCTATACGGTATCAGTATCCCAGACCGTGGCGTCGGCTACGCTTCAACTGGGCGGCGTGCAGATCAATGCAAATACGATGTACGTGAGCGTGGCTGGGGGCTTATCGTCGAGCATCGCTACCGCGATTTTCAACAAAAAACCGCCAGGCTGCGGCCTGCAGGGTAATACCTCGCAAACGGTCTACGACGCCAGCGCCCCCTACGCGCCGCCCGGTATCGCGTACACGATCCAGTACGAGAACCCGCCCGATACTAATGTGTACCTCAACGTGGGCATCCTGCCGTCGTCCTCGGTGCCGGCCAACGCGGGATCGCAGATTCAGACCGCGATCATGAACGCCTTTACTGGCAACGACGGCGGCTTGCGTAGTCAGATGGGCACGCTGATTCTGTCCAGTCGGTTTAACCCCGGCATCTACGCCCTGGGCGAGTGGGCGCAGATCACCTCGCTGACGATGGGTACCGACGCTGCGCCCGCGTTTGCGATCACGGCGTCGATTAGTGGCATCACGTTGACCGTCACCGTGACGGCCGGCACGCTGGCTGCAAACCAAGTACTGTCTGGCGTTGGCCTAGTGGTCGGTACCGCGATTGTGGCGCAGTTGACGGGCTCGGCGGGTTCCACAGGTACGTATCAGATCACGCAGTCCCAGACGGTGAGCAGCGAATCGATGAACGTCATTGCGATGACCGCGACATCGATCCAGATGCTGATTAACCAGATGCCCGTGACAGCGGCCAACAATATAAACGTGGTGATGTGATGAAAAAGACTCTTTTCGCGGTATTGATGTTCGTTGGTGTGGCCCACGCGCAGACATCGCCAGGGTTTACCTACGGCTACGTACCGACACCCGGACAGTGGAACAGCTATTTTGCGGGCAAGCTCGACTACGTGGTGCCGGGTGCCTCGGGCAATCTGCTCGTGTCGAATGGTACGACTTGGTACAGCGGCACCAGCACGCAGGCGGGGGTCGTGTCTAGTGTCGGGCTGTCGATGCCGAACATATTTACCGTATCAAATTCTCCAATTACGTCTTCGGGTACCCTGAACGTCGCCCTGGCGGCCAAAGCAGCCAACCTGGTCTTTGCGGGGCCGGCAAGTGGGGCAGCAGCTATCCCGACTTTCCGCGCGCTCGTGGGTGCGGATCTTCCGGCCGCCACGTCTTCGGTATTGGGCGGGGTGAGCCCAGATGGGGTGACGCTATCCAATACGGCGGGTACTATAGCCCTCAATTTGGCCAACGCGAACACGTGGTCCGGCGCACAGGCGATCACCACTCTGACGACGACGACGCAGCCCTATTACGACACCTCGACCGCTGCGGCGACGGACGCATATACCCATACGAGTTTTCTGGCGCATTCGCGCACGATACCCTTATCTGGCATTACTGGCGGCACCTACAATTTTTCGTCACTCGGCACAGGTGCCCAACTTGTCGTCTTGGCGAGTGGGGGTGCTATCACCAGCATTCCTACCATCGCCGCTCCCGGCTCCGGGTACTCGGTCGGGGATGTGCTGCTGGTCACTGCGGGGAACTATGACGCCTTTGTACGCGTCACGACGCTTTCCGGCTCCGGTGTTACTGGCGGCCAGGTGCTATACGGCGGTACGGGGTACACAAACGGGGCTACGACGAGTTCCGGCCAGCCTGTCATCATCGGCGGACCCCTCACACTGACATTTACAGGCACGCTAACGAGCAACGCTACCGCTATTATCCCCGCCGGCACTTATCTGCAAAACTCTCGCAAGTTAGGCGTCAACAACAACACCACTGGCGCATATACAGTATCAGCTTTCTTGTCGAACGGTGCGGGCGGGCATACAGGTAATGGCGTCACTATCCCGCAGGGCTCGAACAATTCCACAGGGATGCAGATCCAGTCCGATGGGGTCAATGATGTTTGGTATATCGGAGAAAACGTCCTCACTCTGGTCAACCAATCTTACGCGGCGGCGCCGACGATTGCGAGCGGGTTTGGTACGTCGCCCGCGATCCTGGCACCAAACGGTACGGCGGCGTTTCGGGTGACGGTAGGTTCGACTCCCGGCTCGACAGGCGTGCTGACGATGCCGACGGCTAACAACGGCTGGGCGTGCCAAGCGACGGATATCACCAGTAACGCTACCGAGACCGTGAGCACGTCAGCTATGTCGGCGACCTCGGTCACGCTGACCGGGTATTCGCGCACGACAGGGCTGGCTACGAGTTTCACGGCGGCCGATGTAGTCACCGTTCTGTGTTTGGCATACTGATATGTCGCAAATTCCGAACGGTATCGGCCAGTTTATTATCGGCGAAAGCTCGATAGGCGATCAACCGTTCTATTGGCCCGATACCTTGTATTCGCAGTACTACAACGATCCGGTAACGACAACTTGGCTCGACCTATTCTCGCAGGCTGTCGATGCCAACGAGTCCGTCGATGGGTTTTACGACAACGTGTGGAATGTGTTGACGGCGGAAGGCTGGGGGCTAGACGTGTGGGGCATAATCGTTGGCCTAAACACGGGGCGCGTGATACCTGCATCCCCCGCCGAATACTTAGGGTTCGAGGAAGCCGATAACATCAACGGCAATTCGTTCGGCAGTGCGATCTGGTATTCAGGTGGCGCGATATCGGAAAACGTGACGTTAAGCGACCCCGCATTTCTGCTGATGATACTGGCCAAAGCCGCGTCCAATACCTGGGACGGCTCTACCCCCGGCTTGAACAAAATATTGCGCACATTGTTCCCCGGCCAGGTGGCGTATGCAACGGATGGCCTCGACATGACGATGACGTATTCTTTCGGGTTTGCGCTGACGCCGGTTCAAATTTCCATTGTTTTTAATACCAACGTGCTGCCCCGCCCAGCGGGCGTTTCTGTTACGATTGTGCAATTCTAGGGGCCACCATGTTAGCTAGCCAAATACCTGCAAAATTCCCGCTTACCTGGGGCGCTGACGCAGGATCGAGTTATATTCGTTCGATCCCTGAAGCATCGCAGATCGGTATTCAAGCCGGTGCCGCGTC